CCGGCTTCCTCGCCAGCACCCTGATCGCCTTAGTGGGCGTCGTCGCGTTGGTCGCAGCCGTAGCGATCACACTGGTTGGTGGCATTCTTATGCTCATCGCACGTAAGGGCGATCGATCAATCGAGCTTGAGCCACGCCGCTTCGCCTGGTGCGCGAGAACGCTTGGTGTGCTGATGGGGGGGAAGGCGCTCGACGTCGTCGCCAGCGTGTCGCTGTGACGGGTTTGATCGCAACCGTTCTACCGGACGAGGACACGCCCGCACCGGCGCTGATCGTCAACGACGGATTTTTTCCCGACATCGATCCCGCGGTGTTTCGCAAGCAACATCGGATCCGCGACGCGGTGACGCCGGATCGCGCCCGCGAGGCGCTGATCGCGGCGATGCTGGCGGTCTACCGCGATCTCGCTGCCTGGGCGTTGAGCCACCGCGCAGCCGGCACGAGAAAGCTCGACGACGTGCGGCTGTCGGATGGGTCTATCTCGACGATCGACGGCATCAATACGCTCGTCCTGCTTTACCAGCGCGCCGTCTTCACGGCCGCCAAGGCGGAAGTCGTCGAGCGCTATCGCGACGTGGATCTGACCAGCGCCGGGCAGCGCAAGGCCGAGGATCTCGAGCCAACCGTCACGGAGCTGCGCCGCGATTCGATCCACGCGATCCGCGACATCCTAGGCGTCACGCGTACGACGGTTGAGTTGATATGACGTCGTCGCTGGAAATGGTCCGTGCGCGCGACGGCGACACGCTCGACGCGCTGATTTGGCGCGAACGCAACCTCGGGCCGGCCGATCTACCAGCCGTGCTTGCAGCCAACCCCGGCGTCGCCGGTCTCGGCTCGATCCTGCCGAAGGGTCAGCCAATCAACCTCCCCGCCATCGCCGCGCCGGCCACCGCCGTTCGCACCGATGTCCTCAACTTGTGGGACTGACCGTATGAAGGATCTACTCCACGACTTCGGGACCTGGCTGCTGGCGTTCGTGATCAGCTTGGTCCCCGCCGGCCTTGGGTCTGTCGTCAGCCTGCTCGTCGAAACCGGCCTCACATGGGGCCAGCGGATCGCGCAGGTCTGGGTCGGCATCGTCGTCAGCTATTTCGTCACGAACGCCGCCAACGCGATGTTCGGCATGCACCCATTCGTATCGCAGGCGATCGGCTTTCTCGTCGCCATGGTCGCCTTCAAGGGCGCCCCCGGTTTCATCGCCGGCTGCAGCATCGTCCTCGCCGAACTGCCCGGCAAGCTCAGCGAGCGGCTGCTCGCGCTCATCCCGCGAAAGGACCCCAAGTAATGCCCGCACACGGCACCCCAGCTACCGCCCCGAAACCCAAGGTCATAACCAAAACGCTTGCCGGCGTCCTTGGTAGCGTCGCCGCAGCGGTCGGCCTGTTCATAATGGTCCCGGCCGAAGAGAGCGGCCGAAAGGTAGCGGCAACGGTCGCCCCGAACGGCTCGATCGCCGTCAAGCACGTCTCGGGTAAGCAGTATCTGAAAGCGTATCTCGACGCTGTCGGCGTTGCGACCGCGTGCGACGGGATCGCAACGAAGGATATTAAGCTCGGGCAAACCTACACCGAGGCGCAATGCACGACGATGCTCGAGCGCGAGCTGATCGTGCATGCCGAGGGCGTCATCAAGTGCATCCCGGGTGTCTACGGCCGAGCAAATCAAGCGATGGCGATCGTATCGCTCGCCTACAACGTTGGCGTCTCGATGGTCTGCAAGTCGAGCATCGCACGGTTCTGGAACGCCGGTCAGTGGCGCGCAGGCTGCGATTTCTTCCCCCGTTACAAGTTCGCTGACGGACGTGTCCTAGCCGGCCTGGTCGCCCGTCGCGCACGCGAGCGCGAGACCTGCCTGAAGGAGCTGCCCCGATGATCCGCACCCTGTTCGCCAAGGTGAAGGCCGAGGCCTTCTTCCTCGTCCTGCTCGCCGTCGCCGCGGTCGGTGCCTGGCTGTACGTCCAGTACCGCCAGGTCAGCGCCGATCGCGACGATCTTCGGCACCGCGCCGAACTGATCTGCGCCGGATCGGGCGCGGACTTCGCCGCGATCGGCACGACGGCGCGTGGCGTCCGGTGCGCACAGACGGTCGCCGACCTCGTGAAGTTCAAGGGCGACAGCGACCAGCTCGCTGCGACCACGCTCGCCAAGGCGCTCGCCGATCACGACGCCCGACAGAACGACGACACCCGCGCCGCGCGCGCTGCTGCCGAGGCAGCAAGCTCGGCCGCACAACGAATGGAGATGGCAGATGCAAATGCTGGACGGACGAACCTTGTCGATCGCGAGTGGTTTCGCGCTGTTAATGGCGTTGCCGGCCTGCGCGCGGCACGCTGACGCCCCGCCTGCGGTCGTCTCGACGCCGATCGTCATGAGGGTGAAGGTCACGCCCCCGGCAGAGCTGCTTACGTGCGCTACGCGCCCCGAGGGCTTGCCAGAGGATCCGTCGTTGATCGCGCAGATCCCGACTAAGATCCGCGCCGGTATCATCCGCCTTGCGCGCGCGTTCGCCGTCAACGCCGATCGCGCCGACCGGTTAGTCAACTGGAACGTGCCAGGCAGTTGCCCGGTCACGAAGCCTACGCCTTGAAGAAGCTCGACACCTTGCGCGCGCATTTGCTCGCATCTGTTCCCGAAATTGGGAACAGCCCCGAGAAGATGGAGATCTTCGTCGATAAGGGCGATGTGGCCGTACGCGCAGGATCGCTCTCGTTCGAATACTCTTACACCGCTTCGGTATGGGTGCAAGACTACTCGGGCAGTGTGGACAACCTGTTGGTGCCAATCCTTGCGTGGATCGCCGTAAACCAACCCGATCTATTTGAGAAGGGGCAGCGCAAGCCATTCACATTTGAATCGGAACTGCTCGATGCCGAGACGTGCGACATCACGATCTCGATCGACCTGACCGAACTGGTCCGCGTCGAGCAACAGCCGAAGGGCCTGAAGGTCACGCATCTACCAGAGCCGGAGATGAACGATGCCTTTGCCGGCGTCCCGACCGGCACCAAACTATGGGCCGGCCTGATCGAAGACGGCAGCGGCATGGTCGAGATCGTCACGCGATGAACGACTTCGCGCCAATCGAGCAGCTATGTCGGGATCTGCTCCTGCGTACCGCCCCGCCCGAACGCGCGCGGTTGATGCGCTCGATCGGCCGTGAGATCCGCAAGAGCCAGTCGGACCGTATCGTTGCCCAGCGCGACCCGGAGGGCGCAGCATTCGTCCCGCGCCGTCCCAAACCCGATCGCGGCCGGAAGAAAGGCAAGCTTCGTCAGCAGAAGATGTTCCGCAAACTGCGCATGGCCAAAAGCCTGAAGGCGGGCGGCAACGGTGACGAAATCTGGGTGGGCTTTGGCGGTCGTGCATCGCGGATCGCCAGCATCCACCAGGCGGGCCTATCGGACGCGCCGGCACCTGGTCAGCCGAAGGTGCGTTACGCCCGCCGCGTGTTGCTCGGCCTGACGGAAGCCGAGCAACAGCGGATCCTCAATCTCATCCTAGCACAGGTCGTGCCGCGTTAGGCCTATTCTAGCACCTTGCCGCTCCGACTGTAGATCCAAGTGCAGCGGGTAGCGTCCTGCGACATGTTTTCGCTTCCGATCGAAAGATAACCAAGCTGTTGGAGCCAAGCGATATCCCTGCCCCGGTCAGTATTCACTTGATCGTGCGTTGAGATAATGGCGGGTTTTTCTGCAATCTCGGCGAGCAGGCTCAGCTGAGCGGTCGTAAGAGGATCGTGCGTTGCCATCGTATGTTCGCTCCATCTCAAAGGTCGGGAGCAACATATCTCTTGTAGAATGCGTTTCTACAAGAGCGCGCCATAGCCATCCCCTCGCCACGCCGACGACATGGCCAGCGTCATGGCCGTCCCCTCTATACCAACCACTCTGGACCTATCGCGTCTTGCCGCACCGGTCTTCGTCGAGCAGCTGACGTTCGAGGATATCCTCGCGCAGATGATCGCGGAGGTGCAGAAACGCTTGCCGGCATTCGACGCTACCGTCGACAGCGATCCGGCGGTGAAGGTTCTCCAGGTCGCCGCCTACCGCGAAATGTTGATCCGGCAGGCGTTCCAGGACGGGGCCGTCCAAATGCTGGTGGCGTACGCGACAGGCACGAACCTCGACCATTTAGGTGCCCTGGTCGGCGTCGCGCGGCTGTTCGTCATCCCAGCCAACGAGATGACCGGTGCGGCAGCGGTCATGGAGAGCGACGACGCCTTACGAACTCGCATTGTTCTCGCGCCAGAAAGCTTCACCTCGGCAGGGCCCGAACTGGCCTATGTCAGTCATGCGAAGGGCGCGAGTGGCGACGTCCTCGATGCCAGCGCGACATCCCCGGCACCGGGCAAGGTGCTGGTATCGGTGCTGTCGCGGCTAGATGACGGCACGGCATCGCCGGCCTTGGTAGCCGCGGTCGACGCGATCGTCACCGACCAGGCGATCCGCCCGCTCGGCGACGACGTTGCCACCGCCAGCGCGCGGATCGTCCAGTTCACAGTATCAGCATCGCTCGTTACCTTTTCCGGCCCCGATACATCAGTCGTGCTGGCGGCATCGCGTACGGCGCTCGACGCCTATCTTGGCGATAACCGCAAGCTGGGGCGCACGATCACGCGCAGCGGCATTATCGCGGCGCTGACGGTTGCCGGCGTTCACCGCGTAGATCTCGTCGCGCCAATCGCAGACGTGGCTTGTGACCCGACTCAGGCTGCCTGGTGCTTCGACATCGCCATCGCGCACGGCGGATACGCGGCATGAGCCTGCTACCGCCAAACGCGACCAGGCTGGAACGCGCACTGGAGGCCGGCACTGCCCGCATCGGCGACGTTACCGCGCCGATCGACACGCTGGTCGATCCGCTCAGGATCGCAGCCGATGCGCTTCCTTGGCTCGCTTACGGGCTATCCGTCGACTTTTGGGAGACGAGCTGGTCGGAGGCGATGAAGCGCCGCACGATCTGGGAGTCGATCGCGCAGCACAAGATCAAGGGCACGCGCGCGTCCGTCGAGCATGTCCTTGCCCGCGTCGACCGCCTTGCGCGCGTGATCGAAGCGGCCGAGTATCCGCAGCGCCTCGCGCCACATACGTTCGAAGTCGATCTCCCCCTCGTCACCGCACCAGGTGCGCCGGGCGGCGCGCGCGCGAACGCCGCGATCGTCGACGACATCATCGCCCAGGTCACCGCGGTAAAGCCGCTGCGTGAGCATCTGACCGTCGTCCAGTCGCTCACCCTGTCGGGCGGCGTCGGCGTCCAGGGTGAGGTGCGCCTCGCCGGCTACACCCGCGACGACGCGGATCTGCTGATCGACGTATCGCCCCAGTGGGATTTCTACCTGACCACCGAACAGGGCGAGCCTCTTCAGGCCGAAACCGGCACGCTGTTGGACACCGCCGCATGACCAGCCTGACCCTCATGATTACGCGGGCGGGGCAAGTGCGCTTCACCGCCGCGCAGCTCGACGCCGATATCAACCTCGGTATCGCCCAGATCGGGCTAACCGATGCGCCGTTCGTCTCCGCGCCAACGCTCGAAGCGCTGCCCGGCGAGTTCAAGCGCATTGCCAGTATCTCGGGAGCGCAGGTTGGCGACAACATCGTTCACATGACGATCCGCGACGATAGCGTCGACGGTTATACCACGCGCGGCTTCGGCCTGTTCCTCGCCGACGGCACTCTGTTCGCCACATATGCGCAGGCCGATCGGCTGTTCGAAAAGTCCCCGCGTGCGACCTTCCTTGCCGCGATCGACATCGCGTTCCCGACCGGCGACGTGTCCGAGCTGCGCTTTGGCAACACCGACTTCCTCAATCCGCCAGCGACCACCGCCGTCAAAGGCGTCGTCGAACTCGCAACCCAGGCCGAAGCGGATACCGGGACTGACACACGGCGCGTCCCGCCGGTATCGGTCATGCGCGCCTCGATCGCGTCGGCCATTGCGACGTTCTCCATCGCTGTCGATCAACGCATCGCCGCCGTCGTCACTTCGATCGGCCAAGCGCTCGACGGGCTGGCTGCCCGCACGGTCTATGGCAGCGGACTGGTGACGGGCGGCGGTCGCAACGATGCCAATCGGACGCTGACCGTCGCTGCCGCAAGTGGTGCCGATGTTCGCGGGGGGGGCGCGTCGAATCTTGCCGTGACGCCCTTGGCGCTCGCCGATGCCCGCATGCTCTACGTCGTCGATAGCCGAGCTGGATACCGTGCCCTGTCTGACGGGACGATCGAGCAGTGGGGCGTAGCCGACTACGGGCGCCCGAGCGAAGGGGCATTCACCCTCAATTTCCCAACGCCCTTTCCCAACGAATGCACCGGGATCTTCACGATGACACGCAACCTCAACCAGACCGATCTCGGACTGACCAGCGTGCAGGAGGTCGGGCTCTACGCCGATCACGCTACGCTGTACGCGCAGAATCATAATGCAGCACTGAGCGAGTCCGGCGGCTTCCGCTGGCGTGCGTGGGGGCGCTGACCGATGGCAAAGATCACCGCTCTTGAGATCGCCGACCAGCTGACCGGCGACGAGTATGTGCCGGTCGTACAGGGACTGGCGACGAAGCGCGTTACGATGGCTGCGTTCCGCAACCTCATCACCCCGTACCTGCAATATTGGTACCGTGGCGATAAGGGCGATACCGGCAACGCCAATGCCACCTACGGCACGATTGCCGAGATCGCCGCATCGGACATCACCAACGGCTCCGCCATCCTTGCCCCGGCCGAAGGCTCCGGGCTGACCGGTGCGACCTATACGTGGATGGGTGGCAATTTCACCGGCCGCAACGACGTCATCGCGTCCGACCACGTTCCGATCAACCGAGGCGCGTGGGTGCTTCCCGATGCGAACTCCGTTTTGTTCCGACAAGCCGGCGATGGCGCGGTCGTTCGCGGCACGCAGGACAAGAACCGTGAAGTCGCGTCCGTCAAAGATTTCGGTGCCAAAGGCGACGGCATGACCGACGACACCGCAGCGTTCAATGCGGCGATCGCGACAGGCAAGACGGTATTCATGCCCTGGACTGCCGCAGGCTACTCCGTAGCAAATATTCGTGTCATTAAGGGAATGCACATCCGCGGGGAGAAGAAGGGGATAAGTAATGGCCCCATCCTGTGGGTTAACAAGACGAATGCCTCCGCTTTCTACAATGACGTGGGTGGTATCGTATCTGATGTCACTTTCGAAAACCTCGCCTGTTCGGCATTGCCGGGGGTGCTGGGCGCGAGCTTCTACGCTCAGTCGACCGATACCTACTATTCCGCGTATTTCGAGTTCATCAACCTTGAGATGCATTTGTCGCTAGCGGCGAGCTTCAAGGGACTGTTCATCTTCACGAACTGGAACAAGATCAGGGACGGCTATTCCGGTTCCCCGGTCAACGGCTCGCACACTGCAATCCTTGCCCTTGCCGGCTCGTACGGGCAGACCAACCGCCAGAACATCAACAAAATCTCGGACTCGCAGTTCTTCAGCGCATACGGCGGCCAGGGGGTTATCGTCGCGTCTTATGGCACGTTGTGGACAATCGAGGATTCCGACTTTGAAGCGCTAAATACTGCGGCGCTACGCGGCTATAACCTGACGCAGATCAAATTTATCAGAACATGGTTCGAAGGCGTGAACGCTGAAGCTCTCGTGGCATTGTCGAACTATCCGGGTACGGCTGCAGAATCCTCGGCATCGTTCGAGCACTGCGCGTGCGTCATGACTAATCCCAATCCCTCTTTCTTCGCCACAATCGAAAATGGGACGCTGTCGTTCAAGGAGAACGTGTTCAACCTGGTGACGCCGGGCATGCGGCAGGTAAACAATGGCGCGCGGATCACCAAGAACGAGGGCAACCTCGTTGACGGCACCGGTCTGGCCACGTTCATGGACGGAGCGCACCACGATACGTACCTCGGTGGACGCCGCCAGTTAAACGGCGCGTCAGACAACGGCGTTGCCGGAATGACGATCCAGAACAATGGCGGCATCGCGGCTACGGCCGGCTTCATGTCGGCGGACAATATCGTGGTTGGCAATACCTCGCTCGTTACGATCGCGACGTCGGCTACCGGGCTTGGCGGGCAGTGCGTCGTCTCGGGCTATGATCCGATAGGCGGCGGACAATTCCGCCTTAACAAAGAGTGGCAGGGCGGCGTCGTTCAAACGATCGGCACTCCATTCAACAATACCGGCAAGGCGATTTCGTTCGAGGTCGTCGGCAACGATCTTCGGATGAAAGTCGATACCGGCTCTGTCGTTGTCTTCACAACGATGTTCAATTGAGGTGGCTATGATGGACGTTTCGCAAATTGCGCGTGATCACGGTGTTGAGGCACGCGCTGCTATTGTTGCCGTCATGACCAGCTCGACGATTGCGCCGCTCGTCGATGGCGTGGACCTCGAAGGCCAGCTCAAGCAGGCGCGCAGGGTCGTCTGTATGCCTGGCAAGCCCGATCCTGCATGCGCCAAGCTTGTCGATATGAGCCTGCGGTTAGCCCGTGATCCACATGCGGAAGCCGTGATCCGCGCTGAATATGCCGGCTTCATGGAAAGCTTCGTCGTCACCTTTCTTACCCCGGCGGCAAACGCTGCTGATGAGCCTGGGAACAGCGGCTGAAGCGATTTGAAGTTACTCCCGCTCTTGTAGAATGTGTTTCTACAAGAGCGGGGGCTCGCCTTCAAAAACATCCCGCGCATGGTCGCCGCTATGGCCGAACCTGCCGACATTCAGCGCCTCATTGGCGATCTTGCGCGCGAAGGCGTGGTCGTATCGGTCGACCACGTTAGTGGAACAGCGCGCGTCAAATTCGCAGACGAACTAACGACCGGCGATATCCCGTGGCTTGAAAGTCGTGCCGGTTCCACGCGGACCTGGTCGCCGCCCGCGATTGATGAACAGGTCGTTGTTCTTGCACCCGAGGCGGATACCGCACGCGGAATCATTATCGGCAGTTTGTCGAGCGATACACATCCCCACCCGGCGAACGACGCATCGACGCTGACCGAGTATGAGGACGGTGCGCGGATCGGTTACGATCCGGTCTCGCATGCCTTAACCGCCATTCTTCCTGCTGGCGCATCAGTGCGAATCGATGCGGATGGGGGACTGTCGTTCAAGGGCAACCTCAAGGTAGACGGCGATATCA